CAGTTGCCACAGGCACAACAACTCCTGTAATAACGCTAAACGTACCTAGTGCATCAGCTGCTAATAGAGGAGCATTGACTGCTGCTGATTGGACAACCTTTAACAACAAGCAAAATGCAATTACTCTTACTACTACAGGCACAAGTGGAGCAGCTACCTTAGTTGGAGCTACTCTTAATATTCCTCAGTATCAAGCATCAGGGACTTATGTTACATCAGTTACAGGAACAAGTCCTATTGTTTCAAGTGGCGGTACAACTCCTGCCATTTCTATTCCTGTAGCTACTACTTCTGTTAATGGTTATTTATCTTCAACCGACTGGACTACATTTAACAATAAGCAGGCTACGATAAGCTTAACTACTACAGGAAGCAGTGGTGCATCAACATTCATATCAAACGTATTGAACGTACCTACCTATACTCTTGCAGGGTTAGGCGGTGTACCGACAACAAGGACAATTACAATTAATGGAACTAGTCAAGATTTAAGTGCTAACCGTACTTATAGTGTAGGCACGGTAACAAGTGTGGCTGCTTTAACTATTGGCACCACAGGGACAGATATTACTTCTACTGTTGCCACAGGTACAACTACACCTGTTATTACTTTAAATGTTCCGACTGCTTCAGCAGCTAACCGAGGAGCATTAAGTGCTGCGAATTGGAGTACGTTTAATAGTAAGCAAGATGCAATTACTTTAACAACGACAGGTACTTCAGGAGCAGCTACATTAGTTGGTGCTACACTAAATATTCCTCAGTATCAATCTGTAATTACCAACCCAGTTACTGGAACAGGGACAGCAGGACAAGTAGCTTACTGGTCATCAGCTTCAGCAATAACAGGGGAGAATAATTTATTTTGGGACGCTACCAACAATAGGCTTGATGTTATTGGAACTTCTTACATTAGTGTTGGAGCAGGAATTGGTGTCACTGCAAATTTTATTAATTCTGGTCCAATATTAACCGCTACATTGACTAATGGAGGAAGTGGTTATGTTGATGCAACGTATACAGATGTAGCAGTTACAACTCTTTCAACCACATCAGGAGTTTATGCTTTATTTACTATTGTTGTAAGTGGTGGCATAGTCACAACTGCTACGCTAACATGGGGTGGAACTGCTTATCGAGTGGGAGATACTTTAACTGTCTCCAATACTTTATTAGGTGGAACAGGAAGTGGTTTAATAATTACAGTAGCAACGGTAGACTCATCAGAATTAATTATTGCTGATTCTATTGGTGGAGATATAACACTATACAGAAACGATACATCGTTAGCGGCTAATGATAACATTGGCTCAATTAAATTTGAAGGTAGAGATTCATCTTCAAAGGCCAGCGGCGTTTATGCTAAAATAGGGGCTGGAGCAGCAGGGACTGGCGGTGGTGCTTATCTATATTTTTCAACTGCATCTGGTTCTGGTGGTGCTTTAACTGAGCGTTTACGCATAGCCTCAACAGGAACAGCCACATTTAGCAATCTTGGAGGTGTAGGCACAAGAATGGTTGTTGCTGATGCAAATGGATTGTTATCTACCCAAGCAATTACAGTTGGTACTGTTACAAGCGTTGCTGCACTTACATTGGGAACAACAGGAACTGACCTGACAAGTACAGTAGCTAACGGAACGACTACACCTGTAATTACATTAAACGTACCTAACGCATCTGCAACAAACAGAGGTGCATTGACTGCTGCCGATTGGACTACTTTCAATAGCAAGCAGAATGCTTTAACAAATCCAGTTACTGGAACTGGAGTAACAGGACAGGTAGCTTACTTTAATGGAACATCTACAATTACTAGTGAGGCAAATTTATTCTGGGACGCTACAAATGATAGGCTGGGGGTTGGTACCAATATACCTTCTGTAAGACTTCAGGCACAAGATTCAGCAAATACCTACGTCTCTCACTTTAGTGGATTGAATCAAACCAATGGAGTTGCAATAGGGACTAATGCTTCAAATGTTGCACTAATTCAAGGGTACACTAGAACATTTAGTGCTACAAATAATATTGCAATGCAAGTTGATGGCGGCAACGTTTTGATTGGAACGACAACTGACAACGGAGCAAAGTTGCAGGTTAGTGGGGATGCAAGGGTTAGTGGTATTGTACGAAGTGACGCAGCAACTGGATTAGCATTAGGAAGTGTATCAGGGTATAGAAGAATTCAATACGACCTAGCTAATACAAGATTTAGTGTATTAACAGATGGTAATGCCTTAGCTAATTTTGAAGCAGCAGCAGCGACCTTTAGCGGTAGTGTAACGGCAGCTTTTTTAGGGATAGTAGATTCATCAGGTCTAGTTGGAAACATTAATTCTACTAATGCAAATGGCGGATATCTTACTTGGCAAACAAGTGGGACTACCATTGCCGATTTAGGTACTGCACAACAAATATTTGGAGCAGGTGGAAACGATACTTTTGGTATAAACGCAAGAGGTGCTAGGTCTTTGATACTAGGTACAAATAATACTGCAAGACTTATCATAAACTCCACAGGAACATTAAGCCTTTATAACTCTGCTGGAACATTCTTTTCATCACTTTCAAATGCTCCAACAGCAAATAGAACAATAACTATTCCAGATGCTACAGGCACTATTTTAATTTCAAACTCTGTTGCAAATACTGCTGGGTATTTTGATTCAGGTACAACTACTCCTACTGGAACAACAAGATTAAACTATTCAGGATATTTGTATCCGACATTCTTAAATCTAACAGGCTCTGGTGATACAGCTACTGCGGCAACTCACTATTTTGTTGAAACAGCAAGTGATGGATTTGTAAGACCTAAAACTCTAGCTAATGTTAGAACTGAAGTTGTTGGTGGATTTACTGGAAACTTCTCGACTACTGCTTTATTATATTCTACAGTATCTTCTACGGCAAGTAATTTTAAAATACCGTTTCTAAACACGACTGGTACAGCTTCTGGTAACTTTGGATTGCTGCATGATTCAGCTGCTACATTTACATATAATCCAAGTACAAATCTATTAACAGCAGGGAATTATTATGCAACTGATGGTACCAGACAGGTTTTTTTAAATCCTAGTGCTGACTTTGGAAGTGGTTCAAATCCTTCAGTTCAAGTTTTAAGTAACCATGCTTTACAGTTTGCTACAAATAATGGCCTTAGAGCAACGATTACAGCTGGAGGAAATTTCCTGATTGGAACTCCAACAGATAATGGTAATAAACTTAGGGTAAATGGCACAGGATTCTTTGATGATGACCTTAGAACTACACTAATAGACAGTGAAGAAATAATTGTTACTTTAGGCGCATTAAATGCTTGGGTAAATGTTAAAACTTTTGGGACAACTGAGAAAAAAGTATTTATCGCTACTGTTGTTGCAACATCAACTAATAAAGCTGGGTATGCGTATTCTGTTTTTTCAAAAGCTTATGATGGAACTAATTCTAATTTTGTAAGGTCAACTATTGCATCATCAGATATTAGTATAGATAGGGATTCAACTACAGGAGTATTACTTAGAGTTCAAGCTTCTGGTTCAGCTATGGTTAATGAGCAAGTAAAAGTTAAAATTTTATATTTAAACAAATAAAAATGAAAACAATAGATGCAGTCTCAATCTGGGACAACGGAACAGTACAGGAAGCGAAGATATTAAATGCTTACGCTATCAATGTAACACTAGGAACAAGTGCAGTATTCTACTATCAGCTATTCACTGAGAGTGTAGACCTAACAGTTGGACAACAAGTAGCTCAAGGAAACTTGAATATGTCAGGTGAAGCATACGCTCAGTGGGAGATTGACTCCTATGCATGGGATTGGGTAGCAGCACAGCTGAACCTAACCATCACAGGTGACTATCCACCACAACCTATAACTGAATAATAATCATGGCAAAAATAAGCTCATACTCTACAGATGCTACCCTATCTTACAGCGATAAGTTAATCGGTACTGATACTCAGGATAGCAATATCACTAAGAACTACACAATCGGAAGCATTCTATCTATGCCTCTACCAACCGTGCCTGTATACGCTAACAACGCAGCAGCACTAGCAGCAGGACTTGTGGCAGGGAACGTATACCGAATCACAGGAACAGACCAACTAGGGGTGGTGCATTAAGCATCTCCCTTCTAAAATTTAATCTAATGGACATAAGAAAGATTTCAATAGGCCCTGATTACAAGGGAAGCGCAATGCATTATATTGTTGGGCAGAAGGTCCTTGGTGATTCCAATGAGATACACTTGATTCAATTTGATGAGATTAAAAATTCTTTCAAGATATTTATCATCAACGAGAAGCATGAAGTAGTTCTTTGGAAAGAGTTCAACTCTACAATACCTGTATCGGTCGAATACAATATCAATATCTAATGAAGTCTCCATTTTATTTTATAGCTAAGCCTGTTGACGGTAAAAGATATGCAAATACCAAAGACATTGGTGGAGTAGAGCTAATTGTAAGCACCTCTGAAGAAGACCACAAGTTCTCAAACAGATTTGCTGAAGTAATTGAGATACCTCTAGGATACAAGGGACCAATTGAGCCCGGAGACATTCTGCTTGTACACCATAACGTGTTCAAGTTTTACAATGACATGAGGGGTAGACAAAAGAGTAGTCATTCTTTTTTCAAAGATGACTTGTTCTTTATTGAGTCAGACCAATTCTTCATGTATAAAAAAGGTTCATCTTGGAATGCCTACAGCAGGTACTGCTTTGTCAAGCCAATTAAAGCTACAGAAAGCTATATTAAGAAGCCATTCAGCGAAGAACCTCTCATGGGTATTATGAAATATCCAAATGAGTACCTCTCAACGCAAGGCGTGAGAGCTGGGGATTTGATTTGTTTCACCCCTGACAGTGAATACGAGTTTACTGTTGACGAAGAAAAACTATATCGAATATACGACCATCAAATAACAATCAAATTATGAATCTACTCGTAGTCGAAAACGTATTAAAATATCCAAACGAATATGTATCAGACATTCACTTACACGGCTTTGAAGATGTGGCAGATGGAGAATACGTATTCCGAAACATTCAAATTAGAGGGAATAACGATGACTTGGCCAAACTTGTGTCTGAACTATTTCCTGATTACGAGATAGCATTCAACTTTATAAGGAAGTCTCCATTAAATCAAGAAGAGCCAAATTTTATACACAGCGATGAGATGATGGGGGAAATTACCTGTATATTGTATTTGAATGAGCTGTCTCCAAGTGAAGACGGAACAACAATGTACGATAATGACAAGAATCCTTTAGCCAAGGTTTACTCAAAGTACAATCGAATGGTGGCATTTGATTCAAATGTTTTGCATTCTAGAAACTTATTTGAAAATTTTGGCGAAGGACAAAGCGCTAGATTGATTCAAGTAATTTTCTTAAAAGCTAAGCAATGAAAGATGTAAAAGAAATCAAGCTTAGAATTATTTCCGCAGGCTACAAAGCAGTGGACGAATTGATTAAGGTTGCCGAAGAGAGTGTGGTAAAAAGCGGAGATATGGAGGGAGAGCTGGCTGCAGACAGGTTAAAGAATGCTGCTGCGACAAAGAAGCTCGCTATATTTGATGCGTTTGAGATTCTCAACAGAATAGAATCAGAGAAGGAGAGTCTTGACTCAATAGACAGAGGAGTAAGTAAAACTGATACTAAACAAGGATTTGCAGAACGAAGGTCAAAACAATAGTTTGTGTCGAGTCCTAAAGGACCAGATACCGACAGCGGTTATCTCTAACAAAAATAGAGTGCGGTCTTGGGTGTACGGCTATAACGAGCAGTATGACGTTGTAGTTATATCTAAGAGCGGTCAAATAGGTCAGATAGTAGAAATATCAGGCCTAAAGATTGCGTTGCCTGCAGCCACCGATAAATGCTTCCAAAGACATCCTAATAAATCAGAGCAGTATTGGGAGAGACAAGACATCCCAAAAGACTTAGCTAAGATTCAATCCATATTCCAATGGAATGAAAAGCCAAAGGAGTTTAAGGACAGGTGGGTAGATTACATAGAGCAAGAGTTTGATTACAGAGAGAACGGGTATTGGTTTATGAACAATGGAGTCAAGACCTATATCAGTGGCTCACATTATATGTACTTGCAGTGGTCAAGTATTGACGTAGGATACCCTGACTTCCGTGAGGCCAACCGAATCTATTGGTTGTTTTGGGAAGCTTGTCGTGCAGACCCACGTTCATTTGGTATGATATACCTAAAGATTAGACGTTCAGGTTTCTCTTTTATGTCTTCATCGGAGTGCGTCAACATAGGCACGCTTGCACGTGATGCACGTATTGGCATTCTTTCTAAGACAGGAGCTGATGCAAAGAAGATGTTCACTGACAAAGTAGTCCCTATTAATAGTAGGCTACCATTCTTCTTTAAGCCCATCATGGATGGTATGGACAAGCCAAAGACAGAGTTGGCATTTAGAGTCCCAGCTTCTAAGATTACCAAGAAGAATATGTATGAGTCAGACGATACAGAGATTGATGGTCTTGACACTACTATAGACTGGAAGAACACCGAAGACAACTCTTATGATGGTGAGAAACTATTGTTCTTGGCTCATGACGAATCAGGAAAATGGACCAAGCCTGTAAACATCAAAGAGAACTGGCGTGTAACCAAGACCTGTCTTCGTTTGGGTAGTAAGATTATTGGCAAGTGTATGATGGGTTCTACATCTAATGCTCTAAACAAGGGAGGGCAGAACTTCAAAGACATTTATGAGGAGTCCAATGTAAAATACAGGAATGCCAACGGTCAAACTAAAAGTGGCTTATATGCCATATTTATACCGATGGAATGGAACATGGAAGGATTTATTGACTTGTATGGTCACCCTGTATTTAGTAAGCCTAAGGAACCTATAAAAGGAGTTGATGGTAATTGGATTACAAATGGAGCTGTGAATTATTGGGATGCTGAAGTTGATTCCTTAAAGAATGATGCTGACGCATTGAATGAGTTCTATCGTCAGTTCCCACGAACTGAGTCTCACGCTTTCCGAGACGAGAGCAAGTCTTCGATATTTAATCTGACTAAAATCTATCAGCAGATTGACTACAACGACTCAATGATTAAGGAGCATTACCTTACTCGTGGCTCATTCTCTTGGAAAGATGGCATCAGAGACACTCAAGTGATATGGACTCCAGACTCTCGTGGTAGGTTTAATGTGAGTTGGTTCCCTCCAAAGCATCTTCAGAACAATATTCACATGAGAACTGGAATGAAGTATCCCGGAAACGAGCACATTGGCTCATTTGGATGTGACTCTTATGACATCTCTGCGGTTGTCGGTGGACGTGGCTCCAATGGAGCATTGCATGGCATGACCAAGTTTCACATGGATGATGCTCCTGTAAATGAGTTTTTCTTGGAGTATATTGCTAGGCCACAGACTGCAGAGATATTCTTTGAAGAAGTATTAATGGCCTGTGTGTTTTATGGTATGCCAATACTGGTAGAAAACAATAAGCCAAGATT